GAAGCCACAATGAAAATCAAAGGCCGTGCTAAGGTCATCCCGGCCAATCCAGACGCGATTTTCCTGCCCTTCCAGTCGCGCTGGATCACTGACCGATCGCGCCTGAAGCTGATGGAGAAGTCGCGCCAGATCGGTATCAGTTGGTCGACGGCATTCGCTTCCGATGAGCGCACTGCAGCTCAGGAAGCTCGGCACGATGAGTGGGTCAGCAGTCGCGATGATACCCAGGCCCGCCTGTTCATTGAGGACTGCAAGCTATTCGCCGGCATCATGAACATGGCCGCCAAGGATCTTGGCGAGGTTGTGATCGACGCTGAGAACAAGCTTTCTGCCTATGTGCTGCAGTTCGCCAACGGCAAGCGCATTCACAGCATGTCGAGCAATCCGGATGCCCAGGCCGGCAAGCGCGGCGGGCGCATCCTGGATGAATTTGCGCTGCATCGCGATCAGCGCAAAATGTGGGCGATTGCCTATCCCGGTATCACCTGGGGCGGCGGGCTGGAAGTGGTCAGCACGCACCGGGGCTCGAATTCATTTTTCAACGGCCTGATCCGGGAGGCCAAGGAAAAAGGAAACCCGAAGAAACTCAGCCTGCACCGTGTCACCCTGCAGGATGCGCTCGACCAGGGCTTCCTCTACAAGCTGCAGCAGGCGCTGCCGGCCGATGCCGAGCAGCAGGACATGGATGAGGCCGAATATTTCGACTTCACCAAGAACGGCGCGGCCGACGATGAGTCGTTCGATCAGGAATACATGTGCATTCCGTCCGACGACGACGCCAAGTTCATCGAATATGAGCTGATTACCGGCTGTGAGTACATGGCGAACATGCCATGGGAGCGCGAAGTCACCGACACCTTTACCGGGCGCCTGTTCTGCGGCGTCGATATCGGCCGAAAGAAGGATTTGACCGTGCTGTGGGTTGTCGAGCTGCTCGGCGATGTGCTTTACACGCGCAAGGTCATCACGATGGAGAAGATGCGCAAGAGCGCCCAGGAGGCCATTCTGTGGCCGTGGTTCGGGATCTGCGAGCGCTCCTGTATTGATGCGACCGGCCTTGGCATCGGTTGGTCTGACGACGCTCAAGACGAGTTCGGTGAGCATCGCATCGAAGCGGTCACTTTCACTGGCCAGGTCAAGGAAGCGCTGGCCTATCCGCTGAAGGGCAAGATGGAAGACCGGGCGCTGCGCATTCCGGACGATCCGGTCATCCGCGCCGACCTGCGCAAGGTGCAAAAGGTGACCACGGCTGCCGGGAATATCCGATTCGTCGCCGAGAGCACGCCGGACGGCCACGCTGACCGTTTCTGGGCACTCGCGCTGGCGACTCACGCGGCCAGCGATCCGGCGGCACCGATTGAATACCAGAGCGACGGCGTCCGCGCGTCGCAATCAGAGACAGAAGGTTTCCTCCATGGCTAAAAACGACACGCAGAACGCGCCGGCGCTCGACACCGAGAGCGCACCGCGCCGCACCGACCCGTATGAATCTGACTTCATGGGCGTGGTGCGAACCAATGACCCGCTGCTGATCGAACGTGGTCAGAATGTCGAGCTCTACCGGGATCTGAAGCGCGACGGAAAGGTGCATTCCGGGCTGCGCAAGTTTGCCGGCGCGATCGTCGGCCGGGAATGGACTATCGATCCGATCAAGGACGGCGAAAAGTCGTCAGCCGAGACGGTGACCAAGATCCTGAAGGCGATCAATTTTGACCAGGTTTGCCGCGATCTTCTCGATGCGGAGATGATGGGCTATTCGGTCGGCGAGATCATCTGGACGGTGAGCGATTCGATGATTGTTCCGAAGCGGATCATCAAGCGCCGTCAGCGCCGTTTCATCTACGTTGACCCGGGCGAGAACAAGGGCCCGGAACTGCGACTGCTTACCAGCGCGAACATGCTCACTGGCGTCGAGTTGCCCGAGAAGAAATTCATTGTTCACCGCTGCAATCCGGAAGATGACAACCCGTACGGTACCGGCCTCGGCCTGCAGCTGTATTGGCCGGTATTCTTCAAGCGCAAGGGCATTATTGCGTGGAACAAGCTGAATGATCGTTTCGGTGCGCCGACACCCTGGGGTCGGTACCCACGAAATGCTAGCCCGAAGGAAAAGGCGACGCTGTTCGATGCGCTCAAGGCGATCAGTAACGACGGCGTTGTGATGACGCCGGAAGGCATGCAGCTCGATCTGCTGGAGAGCAAGCTGACTGGCAGCATCACAACGCAACAGGCGCTCTGTCAGTATATGGATGACTGGATTGCCGAAGTCATCCTCGGCCAGGAAACCCGAGACGCCGGCGGCCGCACCGGGGCGGCGGCGAACGAACGTTCTACGGTTCGTCTTGACCTGGCACGGGCCGCTTCCGACTTGTTGTCGGACACCCTCAATCAGTCGCTTATCGCCTGGATCTGCGAATACAACGGCCTGGCACCGTGCCGCGTGTATCGCGACATGAAAGAGGAAAAAGACAAGAAGGACGAAAGCGAGACCGACAAGAACGTCGCCGAGATGGGTTTCGAACTCGATGAAGATGCGGTGCGGGCGAAGTATGGCGATGGCTGGCACAAGAAGGCGGCGCCGGCGCCATCCAAGGTGGGCGGGGACAACGAGGATCCGAATCTACCGGCCGAGGATCCGAAGGTCGACAACGAGGAAACCGAGGGCGAAGGGAAGCCGGCGCCCAGCAAAGCAACCGCCAGTTTTGCCGAGCAGGCAGCGGCCGGCGGGACCGCCGATGCCATCGATGCGCTGGTCGATGACGCACTGGATGGCTGGGAGCCGGCGCTCAATCCGATGGTCGAGCCGATCGTCAAGCTGATGCAGGACGCAGCGGCCAAAGGCGAAACGGCCGCCGAGCTGCTCGCCCGCTTGCCGGATGTGCTGGGTGAGATGGATACGGCGGCGCTGGCCGGGCTGCTGGCGAAGACCACAGCGGCCGGAAGGCTGGCGGGGAATGCTGGGATTTCGGCGGATTTATAGCAATGAAGAAGCAGAAATGCCTACGCGACACGAAATTTGATCAGAACCTGCAAGGCCCTTGTTCAGCCGGCCAGTGCAAGTGGCCGAACTGCAAGCCGACTACAGCAAAGGAAAGACAGATGAAAGGTTACAAGAACTACCGAAAAAAGAACGTGCAACCGATGCGACCATATGTTCCCGGCGAGGACTTGGTTGGCGTTTCGGTGAGTGCCGAGGACACGCCAGAAGAAGGTGGAATGATCGCCTGCAACCCGGTGAATACTGATGATAAGTGGTATGTGGCGAAAGACTTCTTTGCTGCTAACTACATCGAAGCGTAACGAAGCGGCCTGCATGATGAAGCGAGAACTCGTGCCGACTAACACATTGTTTACACCAGATGCCTAGCGCCGCCCAGGAGTTCGCCAAGCTATTCAGCCTGCCAGTCAACGAGGCAGTCACCTACCTGCAGGGCCGTCGCCGGCTGACGCCGACATACTCCTGGCAGGATCTGTGGCACGAAGAGCACGGCGAGCAGTTCACGGTCAGCCGCCTGACTCGCCTGGATCTTCTTCAGGCCGTGCAGGATGGCATCACGAAATCCGTGCAGGGCGACCTGCAGCGCCGCGACTGGATGCGCGACACCAAGTCACTGCTCAAGGAGGCCGGCTGGTGGGGCGATGTTGGTGTGACCGATCCGGCCACCGGCGATGCACTGACTACCCGCTTTGACAATGCGCGCCTGAAGCTGATTTTCGACGTCAACACGCGCATGGCCTACAACGGCGGCTACTGGGAGCGCACCTGGCGCAATCGGGCAACGCATCCATACGTCGAATATCTGACGATGGGCGATGACAAGGTGCGGCCCGAGCATCGGCGCTGGAACAGGCTGGCATTGCCGGTCGATCATCCGTTCTGGGCGACGCATTGGCCACCGAACGGTTTCCGCTGCCGCTGCCGCGTGCGCAGCATGACGGCGGCCGAGTTCGAACGGAGGTTGAAGGCGGGAGATATCACGGACATCGCGCCCGAGGATGTCACGATCGAGTGGGTCAACAAGCGGACGGGCGAAGTCAGCCAGATCCCGGAGGGGATCCAGCCCGGGTTCGATTACAACCCGGGTCTGAAGAAGACTATCCGCGATGGTCTGCTCAAGGTTGGCCTGGATAAACTCGACAAGCTGCCGGCGCCGATCCGCCGGGCCGCGATGTCGCCAGTGGTTCGTGAAGGCGTGAGCGATGATTTCGCCGCCGCCGTGACAGGCGCCTACGAGGCGCTGCCGATCAACGCGCGGCGCGCGATCGCCGCATCCGGATATGAGGTGCGTGTTGTCGGTCGCCTCATCGATGAGCTACCCGAATTGCAGGGCAAAATTCCGGGCGGCTATCCGGCCAGTCTCGACTATCGCCACGCTGACGGGCTGATGCTGGCCACTGAAAAGCTGATCCTGATCGCTCAGCAATGCATCGACCCCGAAACAAATGCATGGATGGCCAGCAGCACGGCCCGTTCGCAGGCTGTTCTCCGGCATGAGATCGGCCATGTTCTGGACATCATCCATGAACTGTCGGCGGATCCGGCACTGTTCTCGGCATGGCAACGCGAGGCGGCTGAGTTGCGGACTTGGATCGGGCGCCTTGGAACTTCGGCTGATAGCGAGATCGCCTATTTCACCCGCCTTGATGACAACCAGGGCACGCTTGAGGTTGTCGCCGATTTGTTCGCGGAGCGCCACGGCGGCGGCACGGCCAGCGCCGTGGCTGCCGACGTTGCCTTCCCGGCTACAATGGCCGCGTTATCAATATTGCTCGACGGAAAGGGGCTGTGATGATCGTTTCGCTGGCCTACGATCCAGAAAACAAACGGATAGTCGGGTTTGGTCGCACCGACCCTCCGTACCAAGCTGACGTCAGGTTCTTCATTAAAGAAGGTGAAGAAGCGTTTGGCCTGCCGTTTGAAAAGCTGGTCGAGTTGATTTCAGTCAAAGTCGACAGTGATGGTATGGCCATCGCTATGGAAGGTCGGCCGGCGTACATCCCGCCCAAGGCCGGCGAAATTCCGACCTGGCTGCGGAGGCAGAAATGAGCCTGCAGGTCACCGTCGACTATCTCCCCGCGAAAGAGCGCCTCGACACACTGTTTGCGCTGACCGGCGACCTTTTTCCGGCGATGAGCGCCATCGGCATGGAGATGGAGAACCGAGTCCGCGGCCACTTTGAAACCGAAACAGATCCGCTCGGCCTACCTTGGGCCGAATGGAAGCCGAGCACCGCTGCGAACTATCCGAAGGATGGCCACAAGAAGCTGCTCGACCGTTTCGGTGACATGTACGAAGGCGCCAGCCACTCAGCAGACTCGAACAGCGTGACGATCGGCTTCGATCGCGACTACGCCGCCTATCACGAGTTCGGTACCGAGCACATGGAACGGCGCGGCCTTCTGTTCGCTGATCCAGAGTCTGGAACAATCGCGCCAGATGATGAACTGGCCATCATCGATATCGTCGAGCTCGTCTTTTTACAGGCCGCCCGCTGAGTTTCACTATCAGCAACTCTATTTAAGTCCGGCCGCCGATAAATCCCACTATCCGCCGCTATATCCCGGATTTATCTCGCCGCTGCCCTTTGGAATATCTCACCTCTCCTTA